ATAGAGTTAATCCACCAGCAAACTTAGCAGCTACAGAGCAAGTTGTTGTTTTGCGATCAAGGGCAGTTTCAAAAATATTTGTTGCATGGGAACCTGTTAGAGGTGTTAAAGAGTATTTAGTGGAGTTTCAATTTGAAAAAGACAATCCAGAAAGAATAAGAGTCGCAAGACCAAGTTTTGAACTTTTTGAATCAAGGCTTGGAACTTACCAATTTGCTGTAAAATCTTTTAATACTTTAGGGGTTTTAAGTAATCAGACTTCACGCTTAACATTTACTGCTGTCGGAAAAACAGAAGTTCCAGCAGATCCAAGTGGATTAACAATAGAGCCCGTATCAGATAGTTTTGTCAGATTAAGATTTAATCAATCTACAGATGTAGATGTTACTCACGGTGGTGCAGTATCGGTAAGGCACACTCCAAGCGTTGATCAAGCAGTTGCAACTTTTCAAAACGCCACAGAAATAATCCCAAAACTTTCTGGAAATATAACAGAAACTTTAGTCCCTGCATTATCGGGAACTTATCTAATAAAATTTATTGATGATGGTGGGCGTAAATCTGATAATGCCGCAAAAATAATTGTTACACAACCAGAACCGCAACCGCATCAAATTGTATTAACAGAAAGAGAAGATACAGACTCACCACCATTTCAAGGTGAAAAAACAAGAACTTTTTATGATGAAACTTTGGATGGTTTGCTTTTGGATGGAACTCTGTTATGGGATTCTATAGTACAAAATATTGATGATTTGTCCAATATTGACTTTGCTGGCCCAATAAATTCAAGCGGTTTTTATGAGTTTCAAAATAAAGTTGATTTAGGTGCTGTATTTAATTTAACTCTAAAAAGACGTTTTGTGACCTCTGGTCTTTTAGTTAATGATCTGATTGATTCGAGAACTGCTTTTATTGATACTTGGACTGAGTTTGATGGAACTAAAGCAGAGGATGTTAATGCAAAATTATTAGTTGCAACAACTGATATAGACCCA